ATGGAACACAAATAAGTTTAGCTAAAGACTCATACAATACGACAAAAACGTTAAATTTTGATACTAATAAAAAGATAATAAGTTCTTTTGTTGATGTCACAAAACAAACACAAAAAAGACCTGTCAGTAGTTTTAATTATTTAGAAGGGACAACACCAAATTCTTCTGAGTATACGAATAACAACATTAAAAACTTTTATATTCAAAGAAGTCAAACATATGATAAACAACTACCAACGGAAGGTAATTTAAATTATACTAATTATAGTGGATTTGTTAATGCGGAACAAACAACATCAATATTGAATACACCTTATTTTGTAAATTCAATACAGAATGGTGTTAAATTGTTTCAAGATTATAACCCAAATCCTTTTGTCGCTTCTGCGTATTTGTTTTTGAATAGTTTACCACTATCAACATTAAGAGAAAAATTTAAAACTCATTCAGTCCAAGGGAATCAAGAGTCAGTTAATGATTTAGATTATATTTTTGCGGTTCTTAGAAAATATGGTGCTGTTCATAAATTACCTTACGCATGGGTATTAAAAATTGGTTCGGTATATCACAGATATAAAAAATATGCTGAAACAGGTGAAGATATTATAAATTCATCTTGGTCAGGATTTAGTTATGTTAACAATTATGACCCATTAACAAATTCACCGAGTAGAACATATTTTTTAACAATTAATGGTTCTCCTGTTGATATCATATTGGAAAAAAATACTCAAATAGGTGTACCTACAGGAGAAACTTCTTCATTAATAAACGTTGGGTTTTATCCCCAATTAATTAATGATTTTAACTTATTTTATCAAGGGTATTATATATTCTCGGGATATACTGATACCGCAGTTCAAAATGGGTTTAGTTCAGGATTAACTTTAAATTATGTTAGTAATGCAATTATAGACCAAAAAGACGGATTTGACACTAATCAACCTCTGAGAGATTTAAGAGTAATTCCTTGGTCTGTGTATGTTAATACTTTTGATAATTTGTATTCATATATCATGCCGTCACATGGCTCACTTACAAACCAAACACTTTGGGAATGTTTTGAACCAAATAGTGTTGTACCAAATAAAATGAAAATTGAAGTGACTGGTAACACTGCTGTGCATAATGGTGCTGTAAGATTATTTTGGTCTTCACCTAATTACGGGTATTTTGATGTCAATAAGGTTGTTAAACCAACACCTTATGATTATATGAAAGAAATTTTCTCAGGTTCATCAAAACAAGAGAATTTTTCAATTAATGGAGTTAGTTCCGACTATTCAAAAATGAGTGAAATATTCTCAGTGTTTGAGAAAAATGTGTTAGACAGTTTTGAAACTGAGTTTTTAAATTTTTCTAAGTCCATATATGATATAGATACATCCTTATTACCGAAAGATATTTTACAGAGTCAAACAAGATATTTCAATTTCCAAATGTTGTTTAGAGACTTAATGAAAATACCTAAACCAAGTGGCAATAATGGAACTAATATTGTTGAAAATATTCAAAATAGACAGGTTGCTCAGTTTATTGATGTACTAAAAGGATTTATGGAATATGATGTGGTTATTAAAAATGGTAATCCATCAGGCTTCGATAAAAAATTGTTCTATAGTTTTTCAACTAAATTTATTGCTGACCCGTATACGTTAGATTCTTATGTTATTAAAACACCTAATGAATTACCACCAGCAAAAACAGTTGCACAATCTAAGGCGGATAATCCTGATGCTTGGAAAGCTTTGGAAACTTATGTTGGATTTTCTGAAATATTTGAATTATCTTATAAAAATTCGGGTTCATATATAACAGATTTCTTTATAGATAATAATATCTCTTTTACTGAATCTGATGTTGTAAATTTTGCACCAATTATTAAAATGTATGCAACTCAGAAATTGGGGGATAGTACAATGAATAGAACAAAATTCATCAATTTGATGAATGAGTACTTGATTAAATCGGACAAGTTCCAATCAAAAATATCTGACAATCTTTTCATAAAATTACAGGGAAAGAATGGATTACCAAAAGTAGAAACTACAACTGAGAGAGCGGTATCTAATTTAGAAGGCCCACAAACAAAAATTGAGTTATGGGAATCTTTTAAAGCGATTAATGATAGATGGATATCAGGAAACGATTTTACTAATAAAACATTATTTGAAGATGTATTATTATTGGATAGAGCTAGTAGAAATATTGGAGATAAGATTTTAGTGGATGTATTCAAATTAAGAAATAGATTATTGAACATACCTGAAAAAGCGTCAATGCTTTCTATGGTACAATCGATTATTCAAGAAAATAATTTTGTAATCTATAATATTCCATCATATGTTAATTTTTATAATGTTCAAGATGCCGTAAAAGACCCAAAACCCAAACCTGATGGTTCTTTAGAAGTTGCGAATACATTATTTGGAACACACATGAATGTTGATTATCGAGATTCATCTTCTAAAATGGTATGTTTTTACGCATCAAAACCTAGTGAACATTTGGCGATTAATAATATTGATTATAGATTCAATAATGACGCTTTTGATTTAAGAAGAGCGAGTGATAATCCTTTACTTGAAGAACAAACAGGTAAAAATGATTGGGATAAATCAAATAAAGTAGTTGGTTTTAATGTTGATATTGGACCTCAAAATCAATCAATGTTTTATGGTTTCTTTGTAGACCAAAGACCTGGTACTCCAACATCTGAATCATTAGAGATTTTGAATCAGATGGCGAATCAGGGTGGTAATAGAGGGGGAGCGTCACAAAGCGCTTCATTATATAACTTATATAAAAATAGAAGTTATAATTGTACGGTATCTATGATGGGTAATGCCTTAATTCAACCAACAATGTATTTTAATTTACGATATGTACCTATGTATAGTGGTCCTTATATGATTTTAAGGGTTAACCATACAATAACACCCGGTAATTTTGAAACAGTATTTGAGGGTGTTAGACAACCTGTTTATTCATTACCAAAAATTGATAGTTTTATTCAATCTTTGAAAACCAATCTATTACAATCAATATTAGAGAAAGATAAACAAGAAAGGTCAAAAGCTACTACGGTGACAACAACAAATAATGTCATATCACAGAATACATCAACAGTTAATAATTTAACAAATAATGATTCAAATACAACAAATTTAAATCAATCGTGTATTCCGAATAAGAGATATGAAAAATATACTATACAAACTCCTACTACAACAACAATTAACATAACTGAGGTTACTAATAGAATTGTACAAAGAGTTACTGATGAAAAATTAAGATATGTGATATTCAGTAGATTTTATGTTGCAAGTAAAAATGGTGAAACTTTACAAAATAAAGCAAATAATTTTGCGGGTATTCCAATTAATAGTGATTGGGGTCCTAAATCAAAATATTTTAAAAATAACTATTATTGTTCCTCTAATAACACTCCTTATGTGTTTTTTGATAACTTGGATGATAATATTGATTTTCTTTATGATTGGTGGTCACAGAGAATGTCTTCTATTAGTGAAATAAACGCAACACAAATATCAGAATTCTTAGTTAATAATCAAAGTGCATCAGGTAAACCACCATTTAATACATTATCACAAACTGATAAGTCTAATATTATAAGTATTGTTCAAGAATCTATTAATATATTTAATTCTGCAACAAATAGAGGTTAAATACTGATTTTTTTGTAACAATAATGATATTTATATAAAAAGAATTTTATGAGTACAAAATTATTATTAGATAGTTATTTAGGTAAAAATACTAAAGTTACTGAAAAAGATATGGGTGACGGTTCTAAACAAGTATGTGATTTAGATACTGGTGAATGTTATATTGTTAGAATGAAAGATGGTTTAATTGAGAGAGTTGACAATACAATGAAAACAAATAAAAAAATCCAAGTTGAAACATTAACTGGTGTAAAACAATTATTAAACGGATAACATTATGGCAATTGATAAAAAAATTATTAAAGAATTAAATAGATATAATTCTATTAACAAATATATTACAGAACAAGAAGCAACATTACCTCCACCTCCGGCTGGAGATGTTCCTGTTACACCTGAGATGGGACCATTACCTGCACCTGAAATGGGTGCAACACCTCCGACTCCACCAGTAACAGGTGCGACTCCTGTGGATATTGCTGCAGACCCTGATGTCGAGAAAGTTGGTGAAGAAAAAAATAAAGTAGAAGAAATTGATGTAACAGAATTAGTTAAATCTCAAAAAAGTGTTGAAAAGAAACAAGAAGATTATTTTGAAAGTTTATTTCAACATCTAAACACTTTAGAAACGAAATTGGGTGAAATGGACTCTATTGTTAATAAATTGAATGATTTAGAATCAAAAGTAGAAAAATATAGACCAAAATCCGCTCAAGAAAAAATGGATTTAAGAACTATTGATTCAGGACCATTTAATCAAAAACTTTCAGATTTTTTTCAAGACAAACAAGAGGATTTTGAAAAAACAGGAAAAAATGAATACATCTTAACCCAAGATGAGGTTGAAAACTATTCTCCTTCTGACATTAAAAAAAGTTTCAGAAGTTTTGAAGATACAGACAACCAATTTACACAAATCAAGTAATTTTTTTTTAAAAATTTATTTGACAAACTCACGGCTGACACTTATACTTACATAAACAATTAAATATTTTAACTATGGCGACAAACAGTTTAGACGCAGTACTATCACAGTACGAAAAATCACAACAGGGTACATCCACCTCAAAAATGTCTCAGGACGAAAGGATGAAAAAATACTTCGCAGCAATCCTTAGCGATAAAGAAAAACAAGGACAAAAAAGGTTGAGAATTCTACCAACCAAAGACGGTTCTTCTCCGTTTAAAGAAGTTTGGTTCCACGAAATTCAAGTGGACGGTAAATGGCTAAAGT